GACTCGGCCCCTAATACAAGCTCGATCATTAGCTGGATGTTTCATAGGGACACCGGCGGTATTAGTGAAAGGTTGGACACCTTGAAAAACTAACCGCATAGTTTCTGTAGGTATATCAAAATCCACCTTGTCATCAACGCAGTAATAATGAGGATTACATTGCGGTAATGATAGAACAAAAGGTGAATGTCCAAACAATTCTGGTATTTCAGTCATAGCCTCAGCTAAAACCTGGACAGTACTCTCAGCATCAAAAGCCTTAGCCCAATCTGGTGTGCGATTTTTCTTCACACAATTCATTAAGAAAGAATGCAAGTTAGCCAATACTCCCTCAGCCTTGGCTTTCTTGATTTTCCCTAAAACAGTATAGGCTAATGGAAAAGGCAATGTGGCACAAAACTTCAGTCCTGGTTTTGAGACTGAAATAAACTCCACAAGCTGATTACCATCCATTCGCATGGCACGTGTTGTGACAAAATTCCCAAAGTTGAAAACCCTGCGAACGATATGCCGTGAGGCAAATAGAAAGAAGGAAATCCAACCATATGTTGTATAACGGGGAAAAATGCCAACCCAGCGTCTATGTGGTTGACCTGGGCAGCAAATTTGCTCGACACGGCTTGTTACTGAGCCCCACCAGTAATGGACTACTATATGATCAACTTCGTAGTTCCAAATCTGGTGTCGATATGTTGCACCACCCACAATTCTTGTTTCAATATAATTATCCAATGTTGTGGAAAACATACCATCACGGATTACACCTGACACCTCATCCGGTTGGAATGTGTACATAATTATTGGAACAGCACGCTCTATATAACGATTGATATCTAGATAATAATCAACATCAACCATTACATATACACTGCGCGCAGTAGGTAGTGTGGTTCGATTATCAAATGCGTTCGACTTGAGGTCAAAAGGCAGATCTTCACCTGCTATATCACGTCTTCTAGCAGCACTCGACCTAGATATTTCATAGGGAGTGTAACCTGCATTATCGATAACGCGATAAATGGCCTCAGTTGCACGTTGGCGATCACTTGCCGCTTGAGGGTGTGAATGGGCGGAACCTCTTAAATCTCGATGCGGTTCAATCTCTATCTTACGAAAGAAATTGCGCAGAGAATCATCATGCACATAGCTACAAAGGCGAAATATATGCGTGGCTAACACAGGCCAAATATAACGCTCAAAGCTGCCAAGTGTAACATGGTTCCAGACTTGAAACCAAAGAGAATACTCGTAAAATTTCAAAAATAATCTTGAAATTTGCTGTGTATCATAACCGAGCATTTCTTTAAGGTCATCGGAAGGTAACCAGCTCAAAAGATGGTATAAGAACAGGCTAACATCCCGACCAGTAAAATACCCCCAAAAGAAGTAAACGTACGAAGCGCAAAAGATGTACAGGAAACGACGACGACTGTGCAAGTCACTCAGCCCTACAGCATCAGGATGAATAGCGAAACATCCACTCTTGAAATAATCAAAGAAATGGACAACGCAGTAGACCATTGAGATGACAATCCAAATGTCTGCTACGCACCCCAGGACGCTACCGTTGGCAAACAGGAATTCGTAGAAGGGGTTATAATCGCTATATTCATCTCCGGCATTAAAGCCTTCGGTTTGTTGGTATTCATCTGAGAAGGGATTAGTCTTCTCATGATTACGATACCACGCCTCATCGCGGTAATCATCGGGACGATATTCTCCCAAAATGTCATCAACAATAAAACCAGCCATAGTGATAATTT